GTGCTTTGCGATCATGATGTCCGCGACATTGTTGGCGTTATCGAATCCGTCCGCATCGACGGCGACCTGGTGGGTCGATCCGTTGTTCGCTTTGGCAAAAGCGCGCGCGCAGATGAGGTGTTCAATGATGTTGTTGATGGTATTCGCAAATTTGTCTCGGTAGGCTACATCATCCACGATGCCGAACCTGTCGCCACCCGCGACGGCATGACGGATACCTACCGAGTCACCGATTGGGAACCCTACGAAATTAGCTTGGTGTCTGTACCTGCCGACGCATCTGTCGGCGTCGGACGCAGCGCCGATGAAGAATCCCCCGTTATTGAAATCCCCCTCAAATCTACCCAGGAGAAAAGCATCATGGACAAGACCCCCGAACAGTTCGCCGAAGAAAAACGCGCCGCCGAAGAAAAGGCGCGCACCGAGGCACGCGCTGCTGAACAAAAGCGCACCAATGAAATCCTCACCGTCGGCGCAGATCATGCCGACATCGGCGGCAATGAAATGGCGCGCGAGGCCATCACCAATGGCGACAGCATCGACGGCTTTCAAAAGAAGCTGCTTGACGCCAAGCGCGACGCCGCATCCGGCAAGCCGCTCAAATACGGCCAAGCCGCCCGCGTCAAAGACAATCTCGCCGATGACACGAAGCTCGGCTATCGCAACCTCGGCGAATTCTGCGGGGACGTTATGCGTGCGGCATTGGGCAAGGGTGAGAGTGAACGCATGACGCGCGCCGCGACGGTGTTTGGCAACACTGAAAACGGCCCCGACGGTGGATTTGCCGTACCGCCAGAATTTGCTAAAGAAATTTCAAGCATTGCCTACGCGCAAGAATCGCTGCTTTCGCTTTGCGACAACATCCCGCTGTCCGGCAATACGATGACCTTCCCGAAGGATGAAACAACTCCGTGGGGAGCCAGCGGCATTACGGCATCATGGGAGGGCGAAGGCGATCAGGCGACGCCGAAGAAACCGGCGCTTGGTGAGTCTTCAATGAAGCTGCGCAAGCTTCGTGTCCTGGTTGCTGCCAGCGATGAAATGGTTGCCGATGCAATGGCAATGTCAAGTCACATCTCAAGCAAAATGGGCATGGCGGTTGATTGGAAGGCGAACGACGCCATCATCAACGGCACTGGATCAGGCCAGCCGCTTGGCATCATGCCCGCCGCATCAACTGTTTCACAGGCCGCTGAAGCCAGCCAAACCGCTGCCACCATCAATGCCGCGAATATCACCAAGATGTACGGGCGCTGCCTCAAGGGGCCTGGCGCACGGCTAGCGTGGGTCGTCCATCCTGACGCAATTAACCAGATCATGCTGCTCACCATTGGCAATCAGCCGATCTGGACTCCTCCGCAGTCTGGCATGAAAGAAGCGCCCAACGGCTTCTTGCTTGGCCGCCCGATCATTGAGTCGGATGCCTGCCAGACGCTTGGCACGAAGGGCGACATCATCCTTGGCAACTTCGCCGGATACCGCGCCATCACCAAGGCGGCCGGGGCAGAGTTCGCCACGTCGATGCACCTGTGGTTTGACCAAGACCTGCAAGCCTTCCGACTGATATTCCGCCTCGACGGTCAGCCCGCGCTGTCGGCTCCGATGTCAGCCAAGAACGGTAGCTCTACCCGCAGCCATTTCGTCACTTTGGCCACCCGCGCTTAACCATTTAACCGATAAGGACTCGACATCATGAAACTAACTGACATTGCAAAATTTGTGCAGGGTTCGCCGATCATCGGCGCACTGGCCACCACGAACGGCGACTGCGACTATGTGAGCCTAAAGGGTTACGAGAGCTGCACCATCTACATCACTGTGGATAATGCAACCACCGTCACCGGCGGCGCTGTCACGCTCAAGCAAGCCACGGCTGTGGCAGGCACAGGCGAAAAGGCGCTGGCCTTTGCCACGATGTATGCCAACATCGACACCGGCGCGAGTGATACGCTGGTGGAGACGGCAGTTGTCAGCAATACCTTCACCACAGACACCACGGACAACAAGAACCTGATGTACGTGATCGAAGTGGATGCGGCAGATCTGGATGTTGCTGGCGGCTTTGACTGCGTGCGGGTCGACGTGCTGTCGATGGCGTCGGCGGTCGGTCAGGTCAGTTACATCCTGAGCGGTGCGCGTTACGCCAGCCCGTTGGCTATCCCTGCCATCACTGACTAATATGGGCACTCCCTTCGCCGCCATCGAGACCGCCACGGCTGCAAGCGCTGTGGCGGCGCTCGCCAACGCCGTGGCCACCATTGGCGCGGCGCAGGTGGAGGGGATTTTCGACAACGACTACGCGTCAACATTCGCCATCGACGGCACGTCACCAGCGTTTCAGTGCGAGACCGCCAGTGTCGCCGCCGTGGTTCGTGGTACGGCAATCACGATCAACAGCGTAACTTACAAGGCCGTGCGCAAGGAGTCTGACGGCACCGGATGGACGACCGTCATTCTGGAGCTTGCGGCATGAGTCACGCCCGCACCCAGATTCGCGCGGCGCTGGTGACACGGCTCACAGGTTTGGCTACCACCGGCTCACGTGTTTTCGGACAGCGGTATCACGACTTTGCCGACACAGAGTTACCCGGCCTGCGCGTGTTTGCCGAAGATGAAACCGTGCTTGACCCGTTCGCCAAGCACCGCAGTGCCAGGCAGGTTCCGATCACCGTGGAGTGTTGCGCCAAGCAGTTGGCTACCATCGATGACGTGCTTGACCAAATTACATTGGAAGTTGAAATCGCTGTCGCCGCCGATCAGACGCTTGGCAACCTGGTGCGCGGCGGCTGCAAGTATGCCGGTATCGGCGAGTTTCGCGTCGAGGACGGCGGCGAAAAGCCTGTCGGTGTCTGGCCGATGCGCTTCATTGTCGACTATGACGTGAACCCCGCCGCTCCCCAAACTCTTTTATAGGTGAAGCCATGACTATCCAAAAAGACAAGCAACGCTACGACGAAAAAACCCATCAATGGCTGGATGCAGAACCCGCCAAAACACCGGCTGATGATCCGGCACCTATTGTCGAAAAGCCCGCACATCAACAGAAAACGAAGGAGTAAGCCATGTCCCGCTATGTGATGAATGATGTCATTCAGGTCAAAAAAGAAGTCACCTACGGCACTGATCCCGGCTCATGGGCGGCGACGGATGCCGTGCTGGTATCCAATGTGCAGGCTGCTCCGCTGGTGTCGCAAAACGTGCCGCGCAACAACTTGCGCAACTATTTCGGCGCAAGCGGCGAGCTTGTCGGCAGTGCCTACAAGACGATCAGCTTTGACGTGGAATTTCAGCACAGCGGCACGGCAGGCACGGCGGCGGCATGGGATGTCCTCTTGCAGATGTGTAACTTCGCCGCTGGCTCGGTACTCACTACCCCTGCGCGTGTTGAGCATGGGCTGAGTGCCGCATCTGCACAGGCATCTGGCACGATTCGGTATTTCGATGACGGCGCGCTGCACCTGCTGCTCGGCGCGAAGGGCACGTTCACCATTGATGCAATGGTTGGCGCGCGTCCGGTATTCAAATTCACCTTCATCGGACTGGATGGCGACGATACCGCCACCGCGACACCGGCCACAGACTACAGCGCCTACAAGGCACCGCTGGCTGTGACCGATACCAATACCGGCGCACTGACACTTGGATGCACCTATGCCACCGGCGCGCTGTCTGGTGGCACGGAATACGTGAGCGGCGGACTGACTTTTGATCTTGGCAACCAGGTGCAATTTATTGACCTGCTTGGTACATCAACACTGACCGGACAAAAAGTGGAGATCACCGGACGAGAATCATCTGGCCATCTGTCGCTTGAACTCACAGCCGCCAATGTTGCCACCTTCATGGACAGCGTTCGCGCGAACACCTTGCAGTCCCTTGGCCTCGTGCATGGCGTGACGGCCGGCCTCAAGCTGCTCATGTTCATGCCAAGCATCCAGTTGGTCAACCCGACGCTCGGCGAAGTCAGTGGCCGGCGAATGAACGAATTCGACTTCCGCGCGCTAACCTCGGCCACCGATGGGCTGGATGAATTCAAGTTGGTGGGCATCTGATCATGTTCAAACTGACACCCGACGCCACGTTTCCGGCCAC